TTGTGGCTCGGTCAGGTCGGTAATCATGCGACGTACACCCAGCGGGGTATTAGTAGCACCAGCGGCTTTCGCAGCTTGCATAACCGCAGCACGAATCTCATCTGAAAGAACGCGGCGTTCCTCTTCGGTCATCGGCACGCCCCTACCATCACCAGGCTCCAAGTGAATATCAAATTCTGGATAGTTGGCGTTAGGATCTTGCATCAGCAGTTCATACACTTCTTCGGTGAACATGCCTTTGTATTTTGAATCAAAGCAAGCCTGCACACCGGATGTCTTTGGATCTGGCAGCTTACCAATACCATGCTCGTGTAATTCGTAGTTGATAACAAAGTCAGCGGCAGCATTCCACATTTTAGCTTTCCGGCTTCCACGACGCGTCATGTGGTCATAGACGCAATGCTCGACTTCATGTGCAACCAAGAATACAGTTTCCTGCTTGTTCAGCGTGGAAATGAAGTCACGGTTAAAGTAGAAATAACGACCATCTGTAGCAGCAGTTTTACACCAGTCGCCATCATCAGTTGCATCCTTCAAAATGAGGCGTGTAGACAATGTACCCCAGAATGGCTGTTGCAGCAGCAATGTAATTCGCGCCCTTGTAAGCTGTTCAATTACTTCTTCGAAACTATTTTTTGCCATGTGATTTCCTTTTATATGCTGTAATTATAATGCTTGTGCTTTTATTAGTCAATTGGTGTCAGATGTCGTCTGCACAATTTTCTGCGTAGGTTTAGCAGCAATTGCACATTGACTGATAGTCGTCGAAGATTTCTTCTTTATATGGACATGAGTGATCATCTGCCTTCACTGCAACATTTACCGTATTTTAGAACGGCATATGTATAGTCTTCGTCAGGCTGTGTCAAGTCGCACCACCGCCTGAGCATATCCACCAGACATTATGGGTCCTCCATACAGTTCCCAACCATCATCTAAATACTCATTGACTATACGATCCAAGTCAACATGTGACTTGGTTGTTATCAAATGATATTGTTTTATTTTCATTTTAATTTTCCAACAAAGTTAAGTACATCAGTGATATTACCGTCAAATACACGTTCGTTCATGGAATCGTAGATTTCAAATCTATTAGCATTATCAACAGCTTCTCCAAACGGGCCAGATATATCTCGATGGTTCTTTGGATGATTTAGTATCCGTTGCATCTTAAATGGCTGCCGATGATCAAATCTCTCGATCAATTTGGTATTTCTGAAAGTTTTTAATGTATAGTTAGGCATCAAGCATCTTTCAAAATATCAAATACTTTCAATTCTTCAGCAAATGTGATTGCTTTTTTTATCTGAATCTGAGCGTCGATGAGTCTTCCGTTAATGTCGTCTAATTGTTTTGTATTCAGGTTTCTTACGTATTCGCTTATTTTTGAAAACGCGCAAATATCTATTATAAACCCTACCTTAATTTTATCTTTATCGAATCCTTTTGAGTATATGCTATCGTATCCCAGCAACTGTGCAAATTCATAATCGGAGACTTCGACCAATTTTATCGAAGAAGACATATCGGCAATAACTTTCACCATTTACTCCTTTTCAAATTTATCCATAAGTTTTTCAATTAACTCTTTTGTATCCATTTCGAGATGGTAATCACCACGTTCTAATGCATCATTTAATATGCTGCGCAGAAGCCGTAATCGTTTCTTATATTCTGCATGATCCATAATTATATTATATAGGATCTTAAGTGAGGTGTCAATGGATTTAGATGCTCACGATTATAATAGTGTCATAATCGAAATGGAAAACATGAGCTAATATAATGACAAAAGGCGCTTAAAAACGCCTTTTGTAGATACCATGTAAAATATGATATTAGTTGGATGGAATTTCAGTCTTCCAAAATATATTTTCCATATTTCTCATGGAAGGTCTTAAACGCCTTCAACAATCTATGATTGATTGGAAGATTATAATCCCGGAGCGCAGTTTTAGCTCCAAGCACAATCATTTCAGTCTGAAAGTTGTCCATCATGAATACGAAGAAGTGATCAACGCATTTATGCCAGTCTTCCATGCTAAAGTTCTCTTCCTTGACCTTGACCCGATCAGTCCATTCTTTCAGTGTGTAACACATCGAGATGGTCAGCGAATACATGGCGCTCAGGTCCTTAACGTTCAAGACTTTTTCCTTGCCGGTCAGCACGTCTTCTGGCTTAGGCATGCGAGCTGCAATCTTGCGGTGTGCAGCGAACTCGCTTGCAAGCCCAGACCCAACAGTACCAGCCACCAGTGCAGTGTTCATCGACTCCGGCAGTTCATCGCTGATCAACTGTCCAACGAACACCCACGAACGTGGAGTCGCAAATGCCTTGTCCGGAGACTTGGAGTTAAAGTTGAACAGGTGTTGCTTGTGGTGCGACAAGAAACCAACCACGTCAGCGTGTACACGGGAGCCAATGGCCCACTTTTGCCAGTCGTCGAAGTTGGAAGACATCTCGATGTGAACCAAACGATTAGCCAGAGGACTCGGCATGCGGAAAGTAACACCCTTGTCGCTTTCACGGTTACCAGCGCAACAGATCGACACGCCGGGTGGCAGATGGTATTCGCCAACTCGACGATTCAGGATCAGCTGATACGCAGCAGCTTGCACACTCGGAGGAGCAGCATTGATCTCGTCCAAGAACAAGATAGCATTGCTGAACTTAACTGCGAGGGCAAGCAGATCAACTTTTTCTTGTGCTTCTTCGATTGCATAACTGTCAGTTCCTTGCTTGGCAAGAGCCAAGGCAGACTTTGCCGCCTTAATATCGCGATCCTTAATGTTCTGTGGCAGATCGGAAGGCTGTGCCCACTTCATCGTTTTGGTGGCCGGATCGTAATACGGAATACCTTTAATGTCGGTAGGTTCCAGCAACAGCAAACGCATGTCGATAACTGGACGACCTTGCTCATCGCCAATTTCGGCGATCAGGTCAGACTTACCAATACCCGGTGGCCCCCATATCATCGCAGGGCGTCCAACTTTCATGCATCGCAGGAGCAAAGTCCGTACGTCGCGTGGTCGTTCAGAGCGTGTCATTTCAGTAGTAGCCATGTAGTGTGTTCTCCAGTTAGTTAAAAGTTGCTATGTATGTATTATGCAATAGATGCCTGGTCTTGTCAACTGATGTTATCTTTTCCACACATAAACTGCATTTCCTGAATTCCAGTATCTATCGTAACCGTTGTTCTTCATATTTTCCCATTCGGACAAGGTTTGGTCATAAATTGGTAAAATTTTACTTAGTTTATGTTTTTGATAGTTATTGCGATTTTCTAATGTGCTATAGTTATGTGTATAACTATATGATTGGGCATTATCGCGTTGGTGAGCAAATCCGAGAACGGAATATAAGTTACCTGTTCCCCATCTAAGATCACAAAAGGATACTATTTCATTTATATCAAGCACACTACATGCATATTTGAATAATTTAGAGGCACCGCCAATCACATTTGTATTAAGGATGCTGCAATATCGTATTAATTCAAACTGACACGCATTGAATCTCGATTTCCCTACACTCATGCATGCTATTATTTTGTCATCCATTTCGAGACCTATATATAACGTTGCAGAAGCAAACCCCTGTATATGATTTGCATTAAAGAATATCCTTGCAGTTTTCCCATCTAATACCTTAAGACGAGTCTTTCTTGCAAAAATTCTAGTATTTAATTTAAGAAAAGACGATAATCGAGATTTACATATATCTTTCTTAGTATGCCATTCGACATCTGTTATATGGAATAGCTTTATGCCGACGGACTTTGCAAATTTATCTTTTTCTGCATGATAGTCCATCTTGCCTCGAGACGCCTCACAGTGCCAGTATAATCCATCATATTCTATTCCGATTTTAAATTCAGGTAGATATATGTCTATTTCTTTTCCATCTAATATTTTTCTATCGTTGAATAATATAGGGCCGTTGTAGATTTCTCCAATGAATTTGTATATTTCTAATTGGCCAGATGATTCTTTAAGTTCGATGCCTAAATCCTGAAATTTAATACATAATTGCGAATGTCCAACATTTAATATTTCTGCTATATCGTATATAGATTTACCAGAATCATAAAGATTTGCTAGGTAATTTCTGTCGTTTTTTAATTTGCATATTTCGTCAGGTATATGCAGCTGACATTGTCTATCTCGTCCGTACTTATTACGATGTGTCTCTGTTATTTTACACTTAATGCTATCCAACTTAGACATAGAAGTAACACCATACTCTGATAATATATCAGCATGTATTTTATCTTGTAATGTTTTAGATTTGAATGGATTATCTACTCCAAATTTTTCGAGCATAGATGTTGCATAATTTATTTTTGCTATATCAGTAGATAGATAAGATTTTTTGCCGAATCTTATCATGCATGTATTTTCTGTTTTCTCTTTTGTTGCATCGTTATTATGAGCACATTTGGACGAACAGAATGTTCTATATGAATTATTTTTTATATTCCATTTTACTGGATTACTGCATTCACATACTTTATTTTCATTTATGTCATTTAGTATATGCCAGAATTTTTGCTTTGTTATTCCTGCCGATAGATACGAGGTCTGCTGATTCAATTTCTCCATTAAATCTTTATTACACATAAATTTTTTCAATGATGCATAATCAGAATTTGCCTTTTTTATTATTTCTAAAAATTCCATAGTTCTCCATATTTATAATATATTTATCGGAATTACCGATGACGGGTAATATTACAGATCTGGGACTACGGAAGTGATTTGCGCTTATAAGTGTTTTCCGAACCAACAGTAAATTACAAACCGTTTGTTGGTTGGATTACTTTTGTGAAAGGAATTGTAATGTATCACAGGCCACCATTTATCTCTGGTTATTTTGAGATGGTAAGTACCAAACCGAATATTAAAAAGATCATTGCTCATTTAATACGTCCAGCCAAGACATCCCACATGAGTTTGGCTTCGGCTTCTTCGATAAAGTTAGGCCAAATCTTCATTAGCTTGTCATCATTGATTTTCTCATAACCCTTGTTAAGTTTACTGGCTACGAGCCCGTCTAACTCATAGCCCGTAACATCCGCCTTAAATTGCATGGCTTTGCCGCCGCGGCGACCCCAGAAGACGCAGCAGTTATGACCGTGGCCGGACCAGGGACGAATATTCTCCTGTGGTGTAGGTCGAAGGAAGTAACCCCAAATTTTATCTGAGGTACCTTCGGTATTCCAACCGATGAATTTAAATTCTTGACTCATACAGTTCCCTTCAATTTGCTAATTGTTAATTGCTGTTCCAAACTAGGCCAATCCGAAAGATAAATTCTACATTCGTAATTGTGCTCTATTCCATTGCCAGATCCGCTGCCGGTGTTACTGTTACCCTAATTATATTACACATGCCTGCTATGGGCAACTGGGACTACACAATTAAGTAATATGTGCGTTTAAACGAATCCATTTTGCAGTTTCTTCGTTATCTGTGTAAATCTTCACTGCTGGCCGATTATAACCACCCTCTTCGATCATATAGTCTGCTGGCGTGTATGTAGTATACATCAAATTTAAGAACTCTGCAAGGTTTATCACATCCTGGATGCTCAATTGACCGTAATCAAATCCAAACTTTGCCTTGCGTGATTTCAATTCTCGGAGGTTTATCATGCCAGGACCCACAATGTAACTGGTACGGTTACTGTCTCCTCAATAATTGCACTAATTATATTCCATCGACCTCCGCCGAGTCCAGCGCCTATAAACGGAATATGTAATTCACAGTAGTCGCTGGGTGTTTGAGTTAATTGCCAATTGATTTGTTCGAAGCAGGTTTGTATTGCGTCGTAACTGCAATTACGTGTGGATTGCCCGAATCCCTCTTGCGTAATTGCATTCCAAATGACAAGATCAGTAGATACCGCAACAGGATATGAAACACCTAGTTCTAGTCCTTCGGGTCTGGAATACTGCACTCTGTAGTCGTTGTAAACAGCAGGATATTTGTTTTTCACTGCAAGTGCAACACCTGACCCCATTACACCCTGCGCATTGCAGCCGTGGACAATGTGTCCCTCGGTTACATCCATCAAGTTACCAATCTTAGTTACGATTTTCATTTGATTAATTTCCTTGCTTCTCTACATTGTTCCACTATTGTTGCAATGTAATATACAGTGCCATGCTCGATCAAACGGTTTTTTGCTTCTTCTACTCTTGCTTCATCGCAGAATTCAGAAGCAAACACGTTAGTCCAATCGTCGAGTGCAGTTATGGCAGCCGACAATGCCTTCTGCACTTGTTCCTTATCTTTCTTATTCATCCACGAGTTTTTATTAATTACGATCGGTTCCATTTCCATTTCCCCTCAATATTCTTGATACTTCATCCATATCCAACAATTTCTTACATTCCGATGGCATACTGACGCTACCTACAACAGCATAACATCTCGTGCATCTGTGAGCACATCCACTTGTTCATGAACACTTATCTTTTTAGACATTATCCGTGCCTCCCGGCTGCACCGATCCTGTGTTCCATGCTCCAGGAGTAGTCTTCTGGGAGCACGTCATTTACGCCAGATTTACCGACCATGTCTGGATTCTTAGATACCATGGTGATATATTCATATGATGGATCTGCTCGAAGTTCCTTCATGAAATCCAGAGCGCCCTTCATATTATTCATTTCAAAGTGTAGAGATTTAGCTCCTCCGAAAAGTTGCCACCAAAACACCATATATCCGTTATGATTCATTGTTCTCCCTTTTAATTGCTCGTTCACGTTCTGTAGCTATGTCTGCATGGGCTTGCTTGAGTGTTTTTCCTGTTGTTCCTACGTATTGTACGCCGTCTTTCCAGTGTGCATACATTGCAATACCCTCTGAGATGCCGTCGTAAAATTTAATGATTAATTTAATCTTGAGATCTTCAATTTGCTCATTCATATCATATCACTATATTGTTAGTGCGACCAAGTTCTTCTTTAAGATGCATTATGTCATCTTCTGCACTTGCAAGTTCTTCTTGAAGATAAGTTATCTGTCCGCGAAGGCGAATGATTTCCTGCTTCAATTCAAAGATTTTTTCATCCTTTGGATCTTCATAGTTCATAATTTAACATCACTTAGTCTTTTGTAATAATCACGACGAGCATCAATAGCTAACTGCACTTTCCAACCAGCCGACTCAAGAAATTTTTTAGCCTCATCATTAGAACAACCTGTGCGGAGCTGTACCCATTTTATCTTAGATTGCATATTTAGATTGTTCATTTTTGTACCAATTAAAAAGGTTGTACACCATTATAGCGTGCAACCTTTTTATGTGTCAACAGATACAATACCTGTTATTGTGTAATTTTTGGCATACGACCTTAACGAACGCTCAGATCCACATATGTATTATATATGTTGTAGGGAAAATATGCAAATGGCTATTTTAGTCTGTAACCCACTGACAGCATATACATGGTATCAGTTATGGGGCGTAGTCCGTGGAAATATGTGTCAGGGCGGAAAAATTCGAACCTCCACCATTTTTTGGTTGGCCCTTCGACATATACATCATTGGATGATTTCTTTAATACAACATTTAATCTGTATTGTTTATGCGTTCGGATCTTTGTATCCTTGTGCCGCATTACACTGCACCCGATTGGGAATTTCAGAATGTAACAGTCGAACAGGAATGTATTCAGAAAGACGATTCTGGAATAACTGCCTTCCTCTTTACCTTTTTTCCACACATTATTCTCCGAGTATATCTTTTACCCGTTGATTATCGTCGATCAGTTTAGTTAATGTCTTAGCATAAGAAGAAAATCTTTCCTCTGCATGTTTCACACCAACCTTGTAGGTAGATCCATTTTTTAAGGTAATATCGCCTATCAATGTTTCTATAGTTTCCGAGGCGTGAAATGTATCTGTAAATCCTGAATTCATATCACTTGTGGGTGGTGAAGTTTTCTCCCAATCCACTCCTATAGTTTTAACTGTGAATTTGAATCTTTCATAGGCACCCTGTGCTTTCTGCCAATCATACTCGTGAATACTTTCCCAATCGGATCCGTAGTATGACCATCGGCCATCGGTTAGCTTACCATTTTCGATCATGTAAGCCCACACAAATTTAAGTGAATTATTCATACTCTGTAATCAAGCCCTAATTTAGTTAATCTATTGTATTCCACCATCCATTCGTCATGTGTCCAATTATATGGTTCTAAAAATTTGTTTGTGTCGGCTTCGGTCATCCATATTTTATTTCTAACAGCAGGCGGCATGTTCAATACGACCTTGTGAACTTGATCGAATGGTGTCCGAGAGAGAACCAGGAATGTATCGGCTTCGGTCATGCTCTTAATGCTGCAATGATTGCCTTAGCTTCTAATCTGTTTCTGATCGTATCTAACGTGAGACCACCATTCAGTTGTTTCGGCTCCCTGGTGTCATAGGAAATAAGATCATAATCCGCTAATTGGTTGTGTAATTTCCTAGTTATTAGCATTTCGATGTAAAGATTCAAATTCGGGGACTCCATGTAATACGGTACAGATTCGTGTTCGATAAACCACTTCCTATCCTTCTTCAAATGGGCCTGGCACCAGCTGATTCCTCTTGCGAACTGCCCTGATGCTTTATGTTTAATTGTATATAGTCTCATACTAATTCCTTAGTCTAAATGTTAAAAATAATTCTGCAAGTGGATGATTATTTGGATCGCGAACACCGTATGCTATACACCCGTATCTGGTATCATAGTCGAAGTTATCAATACCCTTTGTGTGGGTATTTCCGTTTATAGATATTAGCGTGGTCCAGAGGGGTAACTGATCAAATTCTTCCTGCGTAAAAAGCCAAAGTGTATCGGCGAACTTGACCATGTCATCCTTTTACACATAGAACTTGCTTTAATGTTTCTACAATTTCCACAAGATCAGTCTGTGCTGCCATAACTTGGTCAATATTTTTGTATGCACCTGGAATCTCATCGATAACATCTGCATCCTTACGGCATTCCACACCGGAAGTTTGTGCTTCCAAGTCGAGTGAAGTAAATAGCTTCTTTGCTTGATTTCTGCTCATACATCGGCCAGCGCCATGCGAACACGAATGATACGAATCAGCATTTCCTTTGCCGGAAACAATATAGCTTTTGGTTCCCATCGAACCAGGGATAATTCCCAGCTGACCAAGTCGTGCAGATACAGCACCTTTTCGAGTTACCCAAATTTCCTCATTGTTGTGCTCCTCCAACGATGTGAAATTGTGATGGCAGTTAACTACTTCGCCCAATGTAATCATCTGTGGAAACTTGTGCTTTAACACTGCAAGTACCAAGTTCAATATTGTGTCGCGATTGAAGCGAGCGTAATCTTGTGCCCAATGCATAGCTTCAATGTAGGAATCGAATTCGGGTGTACCTTCATCCAACCATGCCAGGTCCTTATCAGGCAGACCCCATCCACGCTTCGCAGCTTGCTTTTTAGCAACTTCAATTGCTACAGTTCCGATCTGATTTCCAATGCCGCGAGAACCTGAGTGCAGCATTACCCACACTCGATCTTCCAGGTCGAGACAGATTTCGATAAAGTGATTTCCACCTCCCAATGTTCCAATCTGTCGGGCGATCTTCTTTTCATCAGCCCGACCCAGGATTGCCTTCATTGTAAGTGTATCCCAGCGGTCCATTGTCTTGCGTAAATTCTTACGTAGAACATCGGCATACGGGCCGGAAACTGATGGGATACCCGCCTTGTGCTCGTTAAAGCCAACAGGAACATCGCGTTCAATTTGATTACGTAGAGACAGCAATGATTCTGGTAAATCGCTTGCGGTGAGGTTGGTCATAACTGCACAAATTCCACAACCTATATCTACACCGACAGCAGCTGGAATAATAGCATTACGGGTTGGGATAACAGATCCTACTGTCGCACCCTTACCCATGTGGACGTCTGGCATGATAGCCATATGACCAGCAAGGATAGGCAATTGGGAGATGTTCATGATCTGCTCGAGAGCAGCTTGTTCAACTTCCATATCTCCTATCCACATTTTTACATTTTCGATTTCCATTTCTTACTCCAATGTTATGCCTTCTCTTAGCATCCATGCTACTGCATCTTCTCTCGGAATCAAACACATCTCCCTACTAAATTTGTTTTGGGGACGAGTTGTCTTTGATGGATGCAAGAGAATGATTCGAACATAATGGCCATTTTTCAATAATGCCTTCACTCGATATACATTACTGTAATAGAAGACGAAGTCTCCTGAAACCAGTGGCCTATTCAGGGCATCACACGTTTCCGTCATGTCGTTCGATTATTTCTCGAAGGATTTTTTCAACAAACTGATTCAAAGTCATATCAGCTTCATGAGCAAGTGTCATCAGTTGAAACATTTCCTTATCGCCCAAAGTCAGTTCAATCTTAACTCTTGTGTCGTAATCCTCGCCCTTAAAGATTGCAGTCATCTTTTCCAACATATCATCTTCCAAATCAATGTCGATAAATTTCTTATCATCGTATGATACGTCGGGATCGATGTTTCTGTTAATTGCTTCTGCAAGGTGTATATTCTTGTAGTCGGGATTGATCCAGCGATATTCTCGTTCGTTTGGGCCATCCCATGCTTGCATTTCGTAGATCACTTGTGTTTGTGTATCAAAGATACAACTGATGCTGACACCGTTGTCGCCGTGTTCATTGTTCCAATAATCCATACCACGCGCATTTTCACCGTAGCATAGCCACAGATAATCGTCGCTTGTGGACATCTTGTAGTCAATACTTTCCAAAAATTCTTTAATTGTAATCATAATCCTTTTAACCTTTTTACTGTGTATTGTTCCATTACTTCTTTTATCAAAAATTCAAAGCAAGTGTCCCATCCTTGACCATCCGATCCACACGGAATCTCTTTATTAAGATATCTATGTGCCTGTGGAATTACTCGTTCGCATTCCCAAACTGCAATATAGGACAGTGCTTTAATAATTGTTGGTTCCCTGCATGCTAGTCTAACACCGTCCTGCCAATTCATGCCGACTTATACCTCTTCTGAAGTTCTTTTTCTTTTACATCAAGTTCCTTCATATGCTTATCCAATTTAGCAAAGTCTTTCTTTTCCCACATTTCATATGACTCGCTATTCCGTGCAAGCCAGATGCCCTTGTATTCGACTGCGTTTTTCATTTTAGATTAGCTTCATCGGCCGGATGCATGATTCCACGCGAACGTCCTATGCCATTATAGTATGATTCGTCATCGACTGCAACCACCGTAATAGAACCCATAGTTTGCTTGTATTCATTCGATGGTTGTCGGTATTTGACGATACTGCAAGCAGTGCTATCTCCAGCAGCTTTCCTGTCCAATTTTGACAGCAACGCAAGGAGGTTGGTTTTACTTAGATAAATTTTTGCCATCATATTTGTATTCCAGAGTTATAAAATTAACTAATTATAGCAAACTACTACAATTTTAGCAACTGGTTATACTTCCAGTATAATATCCCTATCGAATCCTTTATTGGTAGCATAACCATGATAACCATACGGATTGCACACCACACGAGTTTCATTAATCATATAATCCCAATTCTCGTGTGTATGTCCATGTACCCAGAGTTTAATCTCTGTATGGTTACCGATTAACTCTTCCAGGTCAGCAAAATATGCATGGTCCACACCATATGGTTGACGCTGTTTGCGTTTTAAGAAGTTACCGGGGCTATGATGTGACATAACAACAGTAGGGCCATCAAATGGTTCTGCTAATTTTTCATTCAGTGCATCCATGAATTTATTATGTTGCATAATAGTGAATCGTGGATTTATGCTCATGCCCTTGTGCTTGATACAAGCATAGTCATTCATGCCTCTTTCAGCATCAGAGATGGCCCTGTAATCGCCATTATTCATTCCGGTCCACATTGTTCCACCAAGGAATCTAACACCGTCGAGTTCTCTCCAGTCGTTATTAAGAAAGTGGAAGTTATCGGGGCCAGTCTCCTCGAACTCGGTCCATCCTGCAATAATCGAATCATGGTCGTGATCGTAAAATTCATGGTTGCCACAAATTCTCAGAACATGCTTGAAGTGCTTACACATTTCTGTTACAAATTCAGTTCCGCCCATGCCCACACCAATGTCGCCCGCAAGCAACAATGTTGTATCTAATTCATCGGAACTTTTATCGGACCATAGATGGTCAAATTTATTTTCTCGAAATTCCAAATGCAAATCTGACCATAATTTAATTTTCATTTTATCAATCCTCGACGCTGACGTCTTTGTATTTCTTTTTTATATTCTTTTGGTGGTAATCTTTGTCCACCTATCCAATATTGTTTTGGGCCAGCCCCTTCGATAACTGCCGGGCCGTCCAACCTGTGTCGTAAACCGTGTTCATACCACTGAAATATTGTTTTATGTGATACCGCCGGCCCTTCCCTGTAATCTCGGTGAACTTCTCCATTCAGGTACCAAATTTCCAAATTATAATTCTTACTTATGTAAGCCGGTCCATATGTTCGATGTAATTTATTATCATTATTATAATATCTTATATCTGAACCAGTCTTACACAATCCACCATGCCACCATCTGTACGGTGATTCCGTAATTCCATAATATGGCGGTGCCTCGGCACGAACTACTCTACGATCCAGAGTAAGTTCCTCATATAATCTGTCGAGTGAATCTTGTTCGTTCATAATAAATTGTACAGTCTGTGTCTTATTTGTCAAACTGGTAGCAATTTTCCAAAAATCCCTCGATGCCACCCGACAACTTTACAACCATAGCATCCATTTCTGAGAATAGAATAAGTCTTGTCTTTGTAAAGAAATATGGATACTCCATTTTTGCCATTCCCATCCGATGGCGTGACTTTATTGTTTCTGGTAACTCGAAACTATAGGCAGTGAATATTTTTCTGATTATAATAAATCCAGCAAGTGACAATCTCAAACTATCTTGCGTATGGAACAATTCACTATGTAGTTGCTCATCGGTAAGTCCAGCCATTTCTTCATGTGCTTTACGTATTTCGTTAAAAACAGCTGACTTTAGTGGTGTCATATCTATATTTATAATAACCATCTACCTATGCCTATAAGATTAATAACTGTGAAGAATAAGATCTGATAGAATATTACCTTAGGTGTATTTGTATCCTTTATCAACGTTAATGTTGCTATGTTCGATGCAATGAATAATATGTAAGCCCATCCACTTATAGGGACATTAAGAGCAAGAAGGAGTGATGCAAGCACGGCACCCCAAAAGGATATCTGCTCTATGATAGTTTTCATTATTCGGTGATAAATAGTTGTATGAGATTAAACGAAGTAGTCGGACAACACATGATAACAGATTTGCTGCAATTATGCAAGCACGAACTTCATTTGGACGAACTTCCAGAAATAAACATAATCAACGACCAGCCTACTATAGCTGCTGGTACATCCTTTGGTCAGTTCGACAAAAACGGAATCAATGTTGTTTCAAAAGACAGGCACCCAATGGATATCATGAGAACGCTCGCGCACGAGCTAGTCCACTGGAGTCAATCTGTCAATGGACGAGAATTAGACGGATCTGACGGTAGCGACATTGAAAATGAAGCCAATGCCGTTGCTGGAAAAATACTTAGGAAATTTGGCAGAGCACACCCGGAATATTATATAGATTCCAATGATAGACACCCATCGGCAGCGGGTTAAGAAGGGAAACATTCTGTGGAACAAAGGTATTAGCAAGTATAATACTTAATCTTCCTCAGTACACAATGCCCCGGCAGTCAATTTAAACACCTGGAAATCGACTGTTTTAAACGTCTTGTTTAGACGATCAGCTAAATTGTATGCATGCCCAGAATTGGAAAAACTGACCTTCTTGTACTTTGGTCCAGGATATGAAACTAAGTTACTCATAGTTCGAATATTGATAGGCTTACCGTTGAGAAATACTGCATAAATTGCATCGGCATCCAGCACTTGTTCTGCTTTATAGGTTTTAGAATTTACATTTTCGAGTAAAATTACTGGTTTAGGTCTTGACATTTCTATATCTCCAATAAATATGTACGTATATTTATCAAAAAACACAGTTTTTACTGGCTTTCTATATCCACTTAATATTTAAAAAGTTCCACCATCGAGAATTTTTGTAACAGATTCTGAGATCTTAATAACTTCCACAGCAGGCTTATTTGCTAACTTTTCTAAAGTGTCAAATTCGGCAACTAACGCTTTAGCTTCGGCTACTGTCATCCTATACTCGACTGTATTCTTGTTGATGTTCTTAAGTCGAGTTCGCAGTTTGTTTATTTCATACATGTGTTAATTTCTTTACAACAATTTGCATTTCCATATCCTTAACTAGTTCGGGCCAGGTCATAAAGAATTTCTGATAGGTAATTTCTTTATATCCGAGACGATTCTTATCATTGATAGCATACTTCATATCATTGTCGTGCCACCCCGGTCTGAGATAGATCCGAGAGCCTGCTGCCCCACAAAATACAATAGTATTACATTCTGCATATATATCGGGCATGTTGATAAATCCCCACAAGTGGGATTTATAATTTAAATCTTTCTTATGGCCGATCCATCCGTAATTCATGCTTTACTTCTATTTTTTTCCTTACGCATACGAATAAGGTTTGATCTCATTTCGATTTCTGTCTTGAATGGGCCAGCATACGTATATGTTTTCAGTGTCGACAGTTTAGGACAATATGCAGGCATCCAGTTCTTAGGAAAGTTTAAGCAATAATATCCTGCACTATAATACACATCGCTTGTCTGTTTCTTACTAAACAACGGCAATGAATTCCCCTTTAGTATAACTTCGAATGGTTCGGTGAAGTCAACAGGAAAACTGTTTATGTAGTATGTCTTTTTAATCTCGGCATTAGGTATAGCAGTTAACAAATTTTCAAAAACATCCTCTTCGAAGAATTTATTTACTTCCTTCCTATTAATGAATTGTGTCTTCTGTCCTTGTGCCATTAGCACATATTTTTCTCTGATTTCCGTTAATAGTCCTATTCTTGTTTCGTCTGTGTCGCCAATGACAAGCCAGCTAGTTTCCGTTATCGGTTTTAATTTAATTGACATCAATCCTATTCCTTATACTTTGATCTAAGCATTGAAATAAATGCTGAGGAACTACTCTCGATTCTCTTCAGATCCCATTTGCCACAGAATTTCATAAATCCCATGCCTATCTCTAATGCCGAAACATTTTCTCTATCAGTCTCGGTTGCTATAATTTCTAAACATCCAATTTTTATATCATCGGGAATCTGATCCAGATCAATTAGTTTCTTGTTAAAGGTAAACTTATCTTTAACTTTTACTTCTACACCGTGGTGGTCTATCCATTTCTGTAACATGAAGTTGTTCCACGCATAGCCCTTATTTGTATCACCATAAGCTTCACGGATACCTATTAGCTTTTTAGTTCCCTTTTCCCTTACACCTGGATATGCACTAAAGATATTATCAGTTTTGTCGCCGCGCACACATTTCAGGAACAATGCATATTCGTACCATTTGTCCTCGCATACAAAGTTTGGATTTTTCTTCCCAGCTTTAATCTTAGCATCGGACGTTAGTATGAATTCCAGTTTGTTATTGTAATCGTCGTAGACGCCATCTTGCTTTATCTGAATATCTTTGACAGGATCATAGAGGGTGACATTAGGATATCTCAGCAATTGAAAGAAGTCTGAGTCGGAACTAATCAAAATATGAATGTCATCCGGGTGTGCTTCAATGAACACGGCTATCATATCATCCGCTTCGGCTCTGGGATTCTGTAATACTGTTACATTGGTCTTTGTGTCTAAATATGTAACAAGATCGTCGAATGCTTCCACAAGGATACCATGATCCTCCTGTTCCCTTGCTGATTGTTTAGCAAATTCTACTTTACGGTTACCTTTATAGTCGGGATAGATATCCTTACGCCAGCTGCGGCCCTCTATGTAGAATACTGTATGGGTACCGAGCCACCTTGTGTATTCTTTTTTCATACTGCTAAGTATCATGTGCAAAGCCATGCCGATACGGCTATCTAAGCCCATGCTTGGGTTGCACATATTGATTTGGCGATGAAATAAATTGTATCCGTCTGTGTGAATGAATCTGTGCATATTAAAGTATTTTTCTTCCTTGAGTACCTTCACGTATCTGATCCCACTCTTTAGGGTGCATTCGCCAATATACAAGGTTCGACTTAGTGTTAGGCGTGTTGTAATGCCGCTCAAACACGCTGTCTCTCCTTGCATGGATGTGGCCGTCGCAGCCCGGTGTAGGATACCACTTGAAACACAGCTTTTCTCTGGATGTATATTTTATACCGCCGAGCCGCCGTTTCATTGCATAGTAGCTATTGCCTATCATTTATATCCTTTTCTCCCTTTTATAAGAGTTTCTGATTCCGCACCCCAACGCTTGACAGTTTCTAAATTGGCTTCCGAGTCTGCTGCGAAATCACCTGTACCATCGAATTCCTCCATAGCAACATTACGGCAGACTTCCATGAACCACTGGTTCACAATTAGATCCGCCGTCGGGGCAGTATAGCCCTCGGCTTCCAACTTTTTAACAAAGAATTCGTTCCAATCCAATTCGAAACTACCCTCTAGCGAGGTCTTTTTTGCAAAATCCATACTAAGGACGGTAACCCACGGTTCACCTTTGAGTGTAGCAGTTTGTTTTGAATGCTCCAAGTCTGTTATCTTACCAGTCTTAAAATCCAAGTCTAGTATAGTTAACGATCGTTGTGTTGTATCTTCTATAAGTTCGGCAAGTGCATAGAAATATTTGTCATCAGAAATTTTTCCATACTTCCTTAGTAATTCTAATTCTTTTCTATTATATTCTGTCGAATCATGCTGATCTTTATTAATTTCCAAAAGCCTAGAATCGAGATCATATCCCGCTAATTCATATTCTGCTTTTGCAACTTCCCTTGTCTTTCCAGCCATCCCCCATGTGTACGGATACCACGAAAACGGTACTATTTTCTTTGATGCCATTCTTACTCCCATATTTTCCTCCATGTATACGTGTCTGCGAAAAACCTGCACGAAACCTGTGCAGGTTTCCTGTTTTGGAATGACAATCTGGTTTGGAAATCCAAGATGGATAATCCTACAGGTCATTTCCCTTTAAAATCCTTACCTCTTCGTCCATCATGTCTTCGTGCCATTTTGTTAACCAGGGCGTTTTATCACAGTCGGAAATATGTTTCATAACATTCTTTCTGCCCGCTGACTCCATAGCTTCCCCGATGAATAATCTCATAACTTGTTTACCATTACACTTTATAATGATTGCCATTTTATCGTCTGGATTGATGTCCCAAGTGTAGTTATCCATTACTATTCCACATAATCTTGAACACCATTGCATCTGCAATGTCTTGGAAGTACCAAGTAATCTTAGTTAATTTAATCAGCAATTCGTTCTCATCTGGATCATCGACATCATATTCTTTCGTGTAATAAAACTTTCCCTTACTTTCATGGCGTTGGCACCATAGTTTAAGATGTAAAAGTCCGTGCCAAGCTACGTGAACTTTATGCCACTTCAATGCCTTTTTCTTATTTACAAATTTCATGCAAGGCTGGCATATAAGTGCATTTGCAAGTTAAGTTTAAATCCGTGATCCATGCAATACCTCGCAGTATATTCGTGATTTTTTTGATTGGCATCTAAGTCAAGAAGGTCTGGTTCCCAAAAACTAATAACCTCCACCACTGTAGAACGTTGATCCATCGTAATGTTACCCTTTTCTGCATGCAACAGTTTAATCTTCTGTGGGAACGTATTGTAAATATTCATTGGACTGCAATATACAGATTTACCTGTTTGTTTACTCCAATCATGTGCCCACTGTGGCACTGTGTTATATGGACTATCTTTATCTGAACTCATTACAAATTTTAGGCAATCTGCACGTTTGAGAATTAGCTCAGTCGGTGAAAGATATTTTGTTGCAATGCCATTCTTCTCGGAACATTTAGGACTGCATACCAATGTTACAAACTCTGGAACACTTTGATTAACTGTGCCATTACTTTCAATTTGCATTTCACCGAATAAAGCTCCATCTATTCTATGTTTACCATAATTGAAAAAGTCCATCAGATTTTTTTGCAATAGTGGTTCCCCGCCTGTCACTACTAATACTACTTTCGGGAATGATCCAATGGAGTGTCTGGATTTTGATTCGACCCACTCGGGCACTTCTAAATCACGGTCCAACCAATATTTTCTAATTGTATTTGTAGCCTTAATAGCAACTTCCTCGAATGTCATCCAGTCGCCGTCATCGAAAAAAGTATCACAATTATGAACTACACAATTATTAGTAAGATATGTATGATTGTCTTCTACTTCTAAATTATAAACTTCTCTGTCAGCAGATTTAGTTCCATATAGTCTCGCCCAACCTCTCCCATCTTTAACAAATTCTACAGACTTCACAACTCTGCCATTATTAATAAATGCAGCTACTTTTTCTCTAATTTTATATTGTTCGTCCATTCTTAATTCTGCCTGGATAAGAGGGAGGAATAATGTATCATATCCCTCTTTTGCAAAAATGGCCTTGCGTTTTTCCATCCATTCTTTACCTCTTGGTGATTTTTTAACCCATAAAGCATCATCGGCCCAAACTTCTATAACTTTCTTTTGACCATTTACGAGAAAATCTGGAACTTTATACGAAATAACTAAATCTCCATTTCCAACGAAAGTGATCGGTAAATCTTTACAAATATTTTCTATTTTTATTTCTAATCCAGATTTTATCTGTGATACTCTTGTTAAGAATCCTTTAAGAGCGGTTGCAGGATTAAACATAGGATTGTGCTCCTTCATTCTTGATATGTTTGCAGTCCTAAAATCATCATCTTTCCAAAGATTGGACAACCGCGTTGCTGCTTTATCTTTTTCTCCATCACTCATTGTTCCTCTGTTACTCTCAATAAACATTGGATTAAAATGTGTTTTATGTTCTTTATTTCCCCAATGGACTAACTTATCGCCTGGTAATAAATTTTCTGCATTTACCCATCCACGATTCGATGTTAAAAATGGATGTTCTGGTGTACACCATACAGGTGAGCTATTAGTAGAAACCTTTACAATATTTTCTGCAATGGATTTATATGTCTTTGTTACATTTTTAGGCTCGAATTTATCACCAGACCAAGACATAACTGAATCACCGATTCGAACTTGGTCTATACGTTTTTTAGTGCTGTCCCCCATTGTTATAAGTGTCGATGGTACAAAACAAAATGAACATGCGAGATTACATTTAGTTAAACGGATGAAGAGTGCAGGCATTCCGGCGTACGGCCCTTCGCCCTGCAAAGTGAAGAACATACTTGTTACAAAGAGACTGTCCGCAGGTGCCTCTTTGAAATATTTTTGACCGATAATTTTATTAGTTCCAAACAATTTAATTCTCCATTTGTGCCAAACATAGATAAATATCTATGTATAAAGCATTTTTTAATAATATAACACATAACAAACACTAAGCAACAATTGTCGTAAGTATTCTCATAATTTTTACACATACCTTAAACACAAAAAACGAACTCACTGTGGGTTATTATAGTTAGCGTCCCGAACATTTTGTAATTCCTTTATTTCTTTTTTTAATAATTTGAGTGCTGCATCTTTCCGCCTTCTGGCGTATTCCAGTGACGGGGCAAATGAAAAATACTCGACATCGGGATCGCATTCTTTTAAAGATTCTGCTATCTGCTTTAGTTCTTGTATTGATAATGTCACATCGACCCTTGTAATTTATCCATTATTTTAGCTGATTCATACATATAAGTCAAGTCGTCAACAGTTACAGATCCCTTCCTTTGTGCTATTTGTATGATTTCTTCGAATATTGTATTTCTGATTTTTGTCTTTACACCATTCGTAATTCCACTCTTTATTTCAGCTGACATTGTCAATGTCTTGCTAAACATTTCTGCAGCTTCATCTATTTTAGTAGGATCTTCCCAGGTAACAGAACCATCTAATTCTAATGTCACGCAAGGCTTTTCATCTCTGTCATATATTGTTATGATATTTGTCGGAGGCGGCGCGCTAACCCAATGTGCTGGTCCGCCAGAATTTGACGACCAGGCGCCATTAGCTGCCGTAACTGCACTCGATATGCCAATTGTACCAGACGTTACGTCTGGTAATGTCACTGTGCTTTGTGCAGGCATCGGCCCGATTGTTGCCCATTTAGGATTATTTATTGCCATTTTTATCTCCTAATACAAGTTTTTCAACTAGTTTATATTCTTTGTAAGCTTCAGATAATGCGGGGTATTCTAGTAATGCAGCCTGTTGCATTTCTAACACCTTTACCTTTTCCTCTAGTTCCCGTACGTGTTCGTGTAAATCCATTACAGGAATTTGCATACTCAGACCATTAAACTGTTCGATCCAATTCTGTGTAGAATTGTTAAACAACCCTTTGTTATATTTCATACTTAATCCTAAAAACTAATGCATCATCCGGGTCTTCGAATGCAAAATATGCATCAGTTATTACTAACTCGCCGCCAAGTTTTACTTCGACTGCACCATTACTATTATTATCTACCCACTCGAGCATTTTATGGTATTCGAGTGTATGTTTGTGTTTAATGATGATTTTATATTTCTTATCAAACTCAGGTGGGCGTGTAGGTAAGGGTAGCTCCATTTTCTCCGTCTTCGACTGAAATGATGCGCCCATCACACTTTTTAGATATGTAATCAATTGGTAAATACACGATGATGGGGAGATAATGTTAAATTCTGATTGTAAATGTCGATTCTGGACAAATGCTGCCCGAACCACTAAATTACAGAAGCATAATAAATGTTCTATTACAATACATAAACTTTATTCAGGTATAAATTCTATTATACCATCTGATTCCCCGTCTTCCGACACAATAACTTCATAGTATCTATTCGAACCATATTTTGGAATTAGGTGATTTTGTAAAATATCCATAGATATCATTTCGCAACTCTTATGATTCATTTTGCCGACTTTAATAAAGTCTTGCAATGCCCACTTCACTAGGAAAAATTCTAATTCCCGATCTAAGTGGGTCACTGATATTTTTACACCCACTTTAAAGATGTGCCTATGTTCATTTTCTAAAAATCTGATTTTCTCGTCGATCGATGCTGCACCTGGGTAGAAATGAAAACCTTCAAATTCTGTTCTAACTTTTATAAATGTCTTTGTTATCATTTCTTAACTACCTTCTTCTTAGCTGGCTCTTTAACCTCGACTTTAGTTTGGGTATATGCACTCAATGCGTCTGTTGCTGCAACTTCTGTTTTTTTAGCTTGTTCTGCTTCCTCAATTGGGTCTGGTTTTAGTTTGGATTTTGATTCCGTATCGATCCCTATTGCCTGTGGATTCAATTCTGCATCTTCAAAGTGTTTTACAATTTCCGGTATTCCTTCTTCCTTAACATCTGCAGAAATTACTAATGGTTCCCTGATTTCTTCAACCACCTTTTTCGCGGCAGCTAAGTTGACTGGTGGCTTGTTGACCTCGGCATAGGATGTAGTTGTATCGATAACTACATCGTCGCCATACTCACTCCATGCTGTGAATCGGTTACTATCTGTAACTTCGGTGTGGTTCATGCACCACACGCCTGGATTAGTTTCTCCGAAATTCGAGTCATCAATTTTAACAGTTAAGTTAATGCTAGATGTGCTTACGCATGGAATAGCAACGCTAAGTACTGGTACAAAGTTTCTAGATTGCCAAATAGCTGGACTCAGAATTTGCAATACGTATACGTGTTTGTGCGCAGGGTAATCCAGTGATACCATAAATCCCATGTCTAGCAATGCATGAATTTGGGCAGCCCAGTCCGATGCAAGTGTGTCGCCAACAACATACACACCACCTTTCATTTCTACAGAATCGAATGAACGATTTGCACTGAGGAAAATATGTGGCGTCTTATGTTCTCTCGCTAATGTTTCAATTTCAGCAATGTCCTGCAACCCCACTACAAACAATGTCTTCTTACAAAATGCTGGGGTTTGCTCAATTTCCGGACCTACGAAAAACTTTACGCTCTCGTGTCCCTTTCTTACGAATGTATCCATACTATTTCCTTAATAATTTGTTAATTAGCTCTGTGGCTGTAAAATATTTCTCTAATAAATGATCTGCTAAATTGTCAACCGACGCCCTTATTTCTTCATAATTTTTCATCAGATATTCAATCTTGTACATAATATCTTCTTTATTTTCTAAGTAATTCTCGAATGATTCTGTCCATTCTGTTGGGTAGAGAAAAATCGGTTCATACATTTCGAAATAGCTTAACCTGAAGGGTAATAACGGTATCGCACCCATTAATGCACCTTCGAATGGACTAATACCTAAAGTTTCTTGTAAGTTAGCAGACCATACTACTTTAGACTTAGCAAGTAATTTATGATATTCTTGTTTAGATAATTTATCATCTTGGCACACAACAAATTTATATTGTGGCATAGACGTTGCTAGGTCTCTGAATATTTCTGGTTGCTTTTCTGGTGCAATCCTGTGTGGAAATATAATGATATCTTCTTTCTGTGAAATATCATACTTAGATAAAGTATCCGGGAGATAATCCATCGGCCAACCAGTCAGACTAATTTTCCCAGTCGATGCATGTTTAAAGTAATTTTCGTGACCTACTATAGATTTAACAAATAAATCTACATGGTACTGTGTTGCAAACCAATTGTGATCAATTGCATGGAATAATGCACGTTCAGTGGAATAAGTCCAATTTTTGTCCTTTATTAGCCTGCCTAAAAAGTCCTGGCTGTCATATGACCCGGCATGAACAAATGCATGTAACTCCCAGTCCATAGACATAAGATCATTTACATATTTTATTTCTAATATAGTGGGATTCCAAAAGTCGGTAAATAATATTCTATCACCCTTTAATATTATTCCATCTTTAACTAAGTTAAAGAATTTATTTGCCTGTTCGTTCTTCCATTGATTCGTAGATAGGAAATCCAGAAATGCACCGTGCGTCGGCGTTCCACTATTTGTATCGCCATCTATTTGTATTATATTAAATTCATCCCCCGCCGCGTCCTTTAATAATTTTGGAAGATATGTATGCCATTCACACGTATATCTCGATTCTAACGGCTCCAATGAAAAGATAATTATATTTCGCAAACTAGGTACCTCCGTCCCATAATGTATAAATATTATTTATAAAACTGCATACTAAACATGACAAATACTGAAATTAAAAATATTATCAAATCATATCCAGGAAAAATAACTGATTTAAACACTATTATAAAAAATTATATTATTAATTTAGATTTAGAATATCCAGAAAAATGGTCATTATTCCAACAAGCGTATCATGCAATTTACTTAGATTCTTATTATACTATACTGTGCCCCGTTTGTAAAGAAAAGCCGTTAAAATTTTTAGGACTACGATACGGATATAGCAAGAATTGTTCTGGTACATGCAGGAATAATAATCCGGATTATAAATCCAAAACAATAGAAACAAGTAAATTACGATACGGAACTGACTTTGCATCACAATCACAGGATTTTCGAAGTTCGGTAGAACTCACATGTATTACTAAGTTTGGTGTTTCTCATCCGATGAAATCTGATAAAATTAAAATAAAATTAGAAAATTCAATAATGAAAAAATATGGTGTAAAAAATGTATCTAAAGACCACAGCGTAATCTCCAAGATTAGAATGAGCAGAGAATTAACGGGAGATTGGATTTCTCGAAATAAAATTGCTGATTTAGAAAATTATAGACGCGATGTTAAGTCTATAACTACGACAAACTATCACACTCATTTTTATAAAATAAATCCACACAATTTGCAAAGAGCACGGTATAAATACAGCCTAGATCATATTTATTCCGTTGACGCTGGTTTTAAAAATAATGTTCCTGCTAAGATTATAGGCCATTGGACAAATCTTAGAATGTTATGGCATATAGATAATTCTAAAAAGAATGTAAAATGTGATAAAACTTTAAAAGAATTATACGAGGATTATAACTCTGTATAAATTCTCATTTTCGCCATTCTATATATCCTCTGGAATATCCATCTGGTTTTGCTAGTCCGTCTCTGAATGCTGTTAGCACTTCTGTTTCTCTGTCATAAGGCTTAGTCCATAACTTGTCAACATTTAAATACCCATCCGATATTAACTGTACCGAAGTCTTCATAGAATCATGAAAACTTGCATTCCTCGGACTGGGGAAAACCATATTAACAGCCTTCCACAGGAATTGTCCGAATGACAACTTTGCCTCGGGATATTTTTCTGCTGCTAAAACTATTATAGCACGTTCAGCGTAGATGTTCAATGATAGATACTCAGGTTTATCTGATAAATCAACTATGTACTTAAATTGCCTATTACGTAATCCTGTTATGTCTGTCAACTCCACACATTTCTCTTTTAGCCAGAATTCCTTATTAGCATTTCCGACAACAACATATTTGCTGACTTCAGGATTAATCATCCTTAGCATTCTATAAACAACAGTAGACAAGAATCCTGTTCCCAAAATTAGGACTGTGCCGGACTCTGGTATGAAAAGTGATTTAGATATATTGACTCCACATGCAACGGGTTCTATAATGTATTTAGGATTTATCTCCGGTACTTTAACAAAGGTTTTATCTTTTGCATTATAAAAATCAGAGAATGCTGGCTCACCTCTAGTAGCAACAATATCGCCCTCCTTTACACCCTTAATATTTTTGCCAGCTTTGGATACTACGCCCAGCCCTTCGTGTCCCTGAATATTTCTCGGTAATAACTGGAACTGACCTGCAAACATATCTACGTCAGATCGGCATACGCCTGTCAACACAGCCTTTACTTCGATTTCATCGTCGGTGATTTCAGGCTTGTCCCACTCGCCTTCTACAATATCGTGCTTGCCGTTTGTATAAAACATTCGTGTAATCATTCGAATCCTTCCAAGAAGTTGTGAATCTCTGTATCTATAAATCTCGAGTCAGACTGGCATTGAAGCATTTTCCCATATGCATTAGCCGGACATAATCCGAAGTTCCACTCGTATGTCATGCCATCTTTGAAAAACAGAGTAACCGATTGTTTATCATATCCTTCTTTCCATGATGCAGACATCTTTAGTGAGATTCTTCCAATTCTTGCATGTGCAGTTGCTACGTCGTTCACATCGTATATACCGTTAGGATCGACTTTCCCATATGATGTGGTTTGGATATTCTTTAAATCCCAGCGTCTATATGCGTGTTGGCTGAATTCTGACCATACCAGTTTGTCCTCTCCAAACATAATCAGTGCAAAGCAATATAAATGTGGCATCAGATCATATTCTACTCCACCGAATGATTTGTCCCGTGTTGTAAACCAACTGCCTGGGTTCGGGATCCTGTTATTACTATACCAGGTAATATCTACGCCCATTAAATCTTTACGCTTGACCATTTCTACTATGTTGCCGTAACTATCTCTGAACAGATTATTTTTTACAAGGTGAAAATTTGTATCTGGAAAGTCATCGCACATTTTACTCCAACTTGCAACAGATGATACTCCGGGCTTCTCAATGAAGATTTCTTTTGTTCCCGTTTCAGCAAGTGTTCTTGCGATGGTTTCATGTGTGAAATTGGGTGTGCATATAACTGCTAAGTCATATGCTTTTTTAATTTTTGGAACTTTCTTCCCTTCTGGTGCAAAAGTATCGTATATGTCTACATCATGCCCGAGACCTTTTAACTCTGGATAATACACACTCGATCCAATTCCTCCGTAACCTGCTAATAATGCTTTCATGCCCCACCCCTTAATACATATGCCATGACATCTGGTCCATCAACTACTACGCATTGATTTGGGTAGACAAGAATGCCATCGGCCATCCATGTACTTCTGACAAGGGGTTTACATCGCATCATCTTTGGATGAATTTTTATAATGGAACATATGTATAAAGAATTCTTCCAGGATACTGCTAATTTAGAAGCATCGGTAATTTCATTCCCCAATAAGTCCTTATGTTGTATTCCTTCCTTAGCCATTAGCTTAGTTCCTCTACTGTTTGCCCATTGAAGATTATTTCTAATTCTGGAATTTCTGTAGGCATCTTACCTTTGAAATCTTTTGCAATAGTGATGTGTGGAATATATTCGTCGTAGTCATGCGTGGCTCCGTATTTCCTCATAAAGAGTTCGTGGAGTCTCACAGCATTAGGGCAATAAATTTCTAGAACAAGAACTTTTGTGTCTGTTCCAAGAATTTTATATTCGGTTGCAATTGCCCTGGATGGTAATGCAAAATCTTCCTTTACAACATCGGGACATTCTTTCTTTGAGTAAATAAGTGTGCAATGATATTCATCCGGATCCTCCAGATTTGGAATATCCAGTCCTGCTAAAAATGCATATAATTCCTCTCTGCTCTCCACCGACGGAATCAACGATGAATATGTGCCGCCTGGATATTGTGACTCGAACAGGTAATCAGCTGACATACTTAATTCTCCGTATTAGTCTTTCTCCCATCCACGGTGAGTTAGCATTTTTGTCTTTTTGCATTCTATTGAATTCGTCCATATCAATTTCTCGACCATCAACGACCATATCGGTTACTACTGCCATCGAAATAATAGGTTCAAAGTAATCTGAGTCCGATCCTGAGTCCATCATTGTTACTTCATCGTAGGCATGGTCGAGGCTTTCGGCCTCGACCGCATACCTGTGGACAAATGTTGTAAGTGTCTCGACCATATATAATTTTTTAGTCATTTTTGTATTCCTGCTAATTTGTTAAGGACCACCTCTTGCTCGGCCCAGCATGCCTCTTGTTCTACTCTAACTTTATAGTATTCGCGAATTGAATTTCTATTTCCCCAAATAAAATCCTCGTACCGTCTTAATCCGTTACATGGACAATCTTCGACAAATTGTTGGCCACCCAATTCTTTGTAATACACAAAATCATCCTCATAATTTATTATGACGCCGTCCGGATCCTTATCGTGTTCTAATAGACATTCTGCCAATGCAATTTCGTAATTATCTGTATCGTTACTATAATCGAATGCCTGAGGTGCATAATGTGTTCTTCCACAGTTGCAGGTAATCGATGTGTTGCCGCCCCCGACAATGGATTTAAGAAACATCCTCGACGGCATCTTTTTATTTACAGAATATTTCTTAGTCATTATATTTCGAATTTTTTTGCATCTTCATAGGACATTCGGAATCCCGATGCATTTTCATGCCCGCCACCACCGTAAGATTCTGCAATTTTTGCAACATTTACGGTGCCTTGCAACGAGCGTAGTCCAAACATACGCCCGTCTGGTGTATCGTAATAATACGCCGAGAATGGTTCATTCCTGGCCAATCTGTTGCACATCTCAGATCCCATAAAGGGCGATACATTTGCAACAGGCACATTGAATCCTGCTATATTCATTCTGCGAACAACTAGAGAGGACAACAATTTGATATCGCGCCTGTCTTTTCTTTCTATAGCTGCGCCGTCCCGAATCTGGGCCTGCACATCTTGAGAGAGCAACATGTCCCAATTCTCGAATGTATATTCATAGCTGAACATATTAGCCTGAAACTCTCTTGTTCCCGGGATTAGGAATTTCCAGCGATCCCGGTCATCTACATGCTTAATTAGTTGTGGTACATCTTTCTCTGGATAGAAATGCTTCCAAGTGAGCATTGCGCCACTTTCCGTATTTTCGTAACTGTATACTTTTAATAAATTAGGCGCAGTAAAATCCTGCATAGCATTTATAGCAGTTTCGTGGTGGTCAATGTGAACTACTTTGTTTGCACTAGTAACAATCTGCTCCATTACGGCTCTTGGATAACTAAAGTCTACAATATATACATCCATGCCCTTAACTTCCGGCGTCGGACTATTAAAGAACCCAGCATGAAACTCGGTATATGCTCCTAATGCCTGTCTTACTACCCACGCAGATGTAAAGCCGTCTGCGCAGTTGCCGTGATATATACATAAATTGTGTATCATCTATTCCCTTTGTGCCTTATGTTATTTTTTGCTTTCCTTCTTCTCTCAGACATTGCATATTTTGGTTCTATATCGTTCATAACAGCATGAGATAAAATCATACCATTTAACATACCATACATATACTCATAACTGCTATCCCGGGGACTACAACAATCCCTTTGGATTTTAAGTAGGCTTTCCAGCTTTATAGAAGCTTCAGTTACTGTCTTCTTCATTGAACAAATTAAACAAATCTACCATTTTTAATTCACTTTTCTCATTACGAGTATCAGCTAGTTCGTCCTGGTCAATCTGTGTCACTTTAATCGAATCCCAGTCAAATAGCGAATTACTAACATTCTTCACAGTAACTTCACTGCCAGTGCCACCAAAACTAATTTTTTCCAAATATGTTCCATATTCCTTAATCATACCACGAGGATCTGGGTTGGCAGGGTCGAATAATTTTTCAACAAAGTCATCGAAGAATAAAATAGAACTAGGCACATACTCACTAACTTCATTTGCGATTGAATTGCCTTTCTGCTTTGACCAATCAGTATATTTAATATCACGTGTGGCATGCTCAACGTCTGCTAATCTATTAATTTCCTGAACAGCATCAATGTGATTGTAAACGTTGTGCGCCATATACAAAGCATACGTAAACGAATCCCAGCTTGTCCTGCCTTCTTTTTTCATCTTATTCTTATCGCCGTGGCCCAATACACACATGTCGCCAGTGACAAGTCTATCCATGATTGGACCTTGCCATGGCATTGCCATCTGTGAACCCTTCAAATTCTTATCATCTATACCACTATCCATCGAGTATGTTAACCTCTTTGAATTGAAGCTATTGTAAGTATACGTTAATCCGTAAGCAGTTGCAACAAACGGACTAGCCGCGTCAAATGATAGAACAATATTTGGATTATCGTGTTTTCTTAATTCACGCATTATAGATGTCAGATAGCATGCCCAGTCCAATCTGCCGATGCCCAGGAAGTGAATCCAGTCCTTGTCCTTCAGTGCGTCAAGCTCACGCAAGTCTAGCAAACGATTCAACACAGACGGCATGTGCTTCATGTTAATACCGGCGAATGCGTAGCCTTCTATCGTCCTGTCTGGGCTGTGACCCATGGCCTCTACACATGCAGGAATACTGTACTTAATAACTTCGTCAAACCACACCTTCGAGTTCTCTGGTGTGCTACCAGATAATACGTTCAAGAACTTGGTTGCACCTGGCTTACGGTTCTTAACAAAATATTCTAAGTTGTGGAGCGTGATGTCAATGGTATCCTCGAACTTTTTCAATCCAGTCTTTTTAGCAAATCTTGTATCTGCTGCGAACGCAGGAACATCGAGTGTCATACTCCAATCTGCTGTATACTCGAGCCAACGCAAAATCTGTTCACGCAATGCATCACCCTCTGGGCCCTTAATTGTTGCCCAATCTAATTTCAACACACCTGTTGCAATCTGGAATCCGCCAGAGTCACCTAAAATCATAGATGTACTTCTGTCACGAGTCTGCACCATTGGATCAGTTGCATTAGCTTTATCTAACTTTAATTGAGCATGCCCAGCACTAAATAATCCATAGGGATAGTAATAATATGCTTTCTCTGGATCCAAAAAGTTTAACCCCTCGTGCCCATTCTCGAACTTGGCCGGCAATGGTCTGCCTGCATATCCGGGAATTGCATCCATCTTGCCTAATTGAATTGTATAGAATCCGCTAATTGCTGGCAGATATACAGCCCAATTCCCTGCCTTCTGTCTTGCCCCTAAATCAACTTGCTTTTTTGTCATTCTTATTTGCTCTCTTGTATGTGCATATTTAGGATTTAAGACTTTCCGGCCGGGAGAATATAGGAGTATTTCCCCAGACCAGAGTCAATATCAATCTTTAATGCACCCATATCTGAGAAATACATTGTTGTAGTCGATGCTGTTTCGCTCAACTTCAAAATGCCAAGGACCTGGCTTAGTGGCCACGACCACTGATGTTTCATTGTACCTGTAACATTGTCTGCGAATGGCACTGTTGTTCTATCTGTCGGACCCGTGCCAACGTGAAAGTTAAGTGTGCCAGCATCCACACTTACGACAAAACGTTTCTCAAATCCACCTAATACACCCTGGAAGTACGAAAGAGCTGCAATACGCTTCTTTTCTGGGGAGATAGTTACATTCCACGTGGCACCCTTGAATGGTGGAACTTTAACTTGATCATTTACCATGCTTTCGCTCATAAAGCGATAGTTAGCACTGTGCCCGCTACCGCTCTTAAACAACAGCTCTGTTGGCACTGTTGCAGTTCCGCGGAGTTCAGTCACTATATCAAGTGACGACTTGTCAGAAGTGAATCCGGGGAAGTCTAAACAACCCTTCAACACTGCAATCCTGGACAACCCGACAGTTGTATCAATGCCTGTGATTGGTTGGTACATACTTCCAAATACTACAACGGTCTTTTCAGCATCAATTGCTTCCAATTTTGCGTCTGTAGCACTTCCTACGATTTTTACAATATCTATAAAACCCAAGCTGCTTGTGTGTTTTACAATGTCTTTAAAGCTGTCCAATAAGTTCATTTGTTTTCCTTTAATATTTGTGTAACGTGACCGTTCTCATCTTATAAGTTTACGCGAAAAGGTAACGAAAGTCAACCGTTCACATCTTACTGAAATCAAATAAAGTCTCGCAATGTCTTTTAAGTGACATAGGTTTCAATTTCTATATAAAATCTGCAAAATGTCAATTATTTGTTAGATTACTTATCACCATTCATGTAAGTGTAGTTAGTATATTGATAAATAAATCATTGAGGATAATATGAACTACGAAAAAATCTATAAAAATCTAATAGAAAAATCAAAAAGTAAAACAAGACTGGAGTATACTGAGAAACATCATATTCTTCCAAAATGTATGGGAGGGACCGACGATGCAACAAATTTAGTAATATTAACCTACGAAGAACATTTTCTTGCCCATCAATTGCTTGTTAAAATGCATCCCGGAAACAAATCACTAATCTATGCATTATCAGCAATGTGCATGAATGCCGGAAGTAAGGGTATGGTTCGTAATAATAAAATGTTTAAATGGATTAAAAGGCAGCTCTCCGATGCAAGGAAAGGAATCCCGAGATCTGACGAAACTAAACAGAAGCTGAGTATCGCAAATCAGGGAAAATCGTTATCAAATGAAACTAGAAAGAAAATAAGTGATAGTGCAATTGGAAGAAAATTAACTGATGAACATAGACTTAATATATGTAAAGGTCAAACTGGTAAAATTGTTACCGATATGACTAGAAAAAGCATCAGCGATTCTTTAATTGGAAAAAATAAAGGAAAAACCTATGAAGAAATGTATGGGCCGGAAAAAGCATCGGAATTAAAGCAACTTCGTAGTGATTCTTTAAAAGGAAAACCTAAATCCGAAGAACATAAGAGAAAATTAAGTGAAGCTAACAAGGGCAATAAACCATCAGAGGAAACAAAGCAAAAAATTCGGGAAGCACATAAAGGAAAAATCACTTCGGAGGAAACCAAACAAAAGATTAAGGACACAAAGTTAGCCAAAAAGTCTGCTGAACATCTCGTGCTCCTTACTGGCGGCCTTAAGGTCCCACTTGAGAACACCTAGTAGATTTTCGATTTTTTTATCCACAATACCAGCCATCATCATCTCAGTATCAAATGGCAGGGATGTAAACCAATCCGGCAGGTGAACTTCATCCACCGGCATTGCAATACTTGTTAGCACATTCTCGGATGTCTCCTTCAACTTACACACAATGATTTTCTGTCCGTCGATAATCGGCATAGCATGATGATCTCTGTGAATTTCTCTTAGTTGATTCCATGCCAAACTTGCTGTAACGTGCCCGGGCACATGAAGATTACCAACTTCAATGCCTTTCATCTTCTTGAATCCAGCATCCTCTATCTTGTCTCGATAATGGGTTAGTTTATTAACAGCCTTAGGAGTGCCTTGTGCCCATGGTTTCATGTCTTCAAACTTTTCTTTGAATACACGAATCTTCTCGATAACTATATTCTCACCTTTATCGGTCAACGTGTCTAACAAGATCTCTGATAAGAATTCCTGGATAAACTTGGGAGTGTCTGCCCTTTTTAAGTCCAGCCCCATAGCTTTCACTTTACCTGGCTTCGTAGCCGAGTCCAATCTAATCCCGTCCTCGTCATACATTAAACATGCATAACGCTTCTTAGACATCCATATCCCAGACACAGATACAGTTTCTCGCGAGCTTGCAATTACACCAGTTGATCTCTTAATAGGTACATTCATCTTCTCTAACAGGAATCCTGGGAATGTAGCAGACACAGCTGATGCCAGTGAATTATATGTATCGATGATACTTTCTTTTGTCCACACGACTTCGCCACGTTCAATCTCATCTCGCAGGATCGGATATGCAGAGAAATAACACGAATCAGTATCTCCGTAAACAATCGACTTTCCATAGTGGTCATATTCGCCAGTCATCATTTCATTAGTCTTAGCTGCCATGTGCTTAGTAATCGTCCTGCCTGACAGGGTTGTCGATTGACCTAATCTCTGATCGAAGAACCTGCTGCCAGGATTCAACAACGCACCATAAGCACTGTTCAGGTTAATTTTCTTAACCAACTGCCTCTTGTCCCAGAATCCAACAATGCGTTTTAGGTCCTTCTGGTCTCTGTGTATCGCTTTACCATCCTTAACTGTTAAGTTATGCTGGTTCATGTACTGAACTACACGCTTCTTGTGTCCTTCTTCTACTAATTCCTTTAGTTTTTTCGGCTTATACGACTCAGCATTTGCATAGGAATTGGCCTTTAGTTCTGCATCGCTAATATCGCTTAAATCAAACAAATCTGCTGGAACTGCTGTACCCACAATCTTAGCATTATCTTCCAAGTCTTGGTAGTTCGTCATAATGCCTTGCAGCACTTTACGCTCATTGTACCAGCGTGTTAACAGCGACGGGATTACCCCGTCTACGTCTGTTTTAAAAATAGTACCATTTGCACTAATGCACCAAGGCTGACCACTCTCGAATATTAAGTCACTAAGTTCTCGACCAGTAACTTCGAACTCCGATCCATCCTCCATATCAAGTATTAGCTTCGTGCCTATGTCCTTGTTATAGAAGTCGTCCATTTCTAACACATTGAATTTATCATTCCACCAGTTAGCAAAAGTGTATTTGGCGCCATTTGCTTCCCACGATTCTATAGCTTCATTTGTCCGTGTCAACCTAATTTGCCCAATGATAGTCTCTGGACTCATATTCAGTGTACGGATAACAGATGGATAGAGTGATTTCATGTCAGTTGAAGCAATCCAACGATGAAATCCTTTCTTAGGTGTTGCAACCCAGCCGCCGGCTGCTCGGGTAGCTAAGTCATCCTTAGCTGAATGCTTTTTATCGGGACATACCATTCCACGTCCATGTGCTTCTACTAAGATGTTTTGATCGGTTACAGCTACTGCACCCATTGTTGTTTGAATTAATACACAACTAGAATGAGCAATTGAATTTGCCAAGTCAATGAATTGCAGTTTCTTATCAAGTTTGTCTAGTAGTCGGGTATCCTGAATGTTGTACTCTAAAAATTTCTTAAAGTCGTCATTGTAAAGTTCGTCAAGTGTCCCATCATATTGCAGTTTGGAATCTCCTAACTCGATTTCAGCAATTGCATTAAGTGCATAGCTGTGGCGTTCTTCGTAGTTATATTTCTTATAGATTTGCATGTAATCTACGTGGACTCGGCCAATCAAATCGTATGTCGGCTGCGTTTTGCCGCCACGTTCGAATTCCCGTACCTTCGGCTGTTGTTCCCATAAACAAAGTCTTCTTGTCTCTTGTTTACCAAGGACTTTCTTAATCCTGTTAACAACATATGGGATATCGTATGCTTCGCTGTTCCATCCACTCAACACATCAGCATCCTCTATAACATCCATGAACGCATTTAGCATTTCTCCCTCTGTGCCAAATAGCACCACATTGCCGACCTCGTCAGCAATAACCTGTGCTTCATCCCATGTAAGAGTTTCCGGCGGTATTGCGAGACATATTATTTCGTCTATCCATTGTAAGTGTATAGATATGGATGTAATATAGTTGTCTGCGTCACCGGCCTGAGACCATCCTGTCTTTTTATCGAAGCTTGTTTCAATGTCGAAGAATGCTATGTTAAGAGCAGGTGCTTCGGCGTGGAGATAATTGTGTTCCAGACATCTGAAGATAGGATCGATGTCCGATTCCCAGCGTTTGACATTATGTGATAATGTCTTAACTAATTTCGTCTTCTCAGCAAAGGATCGTGGTTGTACTTTCTTAACCACATCGCCATAGATAGATTTGTGCGACCCGCGAGGATCATTCATGAAGAAATGGTAATCAGGTGGATACTCTTTGTATACCCTCTTACCATTAATTCTTTCTACTATCCTGATTACTTCTGCGTCACCGCCTCTGCGGTAAAATGCGTCTATATAAATTTTCTATCCCCTTAAATAATTCAACCTAACCCACCAGCTTTGAATAGTTCTTCTAATTCTTCGAAGTCTTCGCGATGATCGTTCATCTTACCTTTCTGAACAAGCCGAATTAGTTTGGTTAGTTGGCCCGGTTTAACTTCCAACTCTTCTGCAATTGCTTTAACAGTTTCGCTAAGACCTTGTTTCAGGTCCTCGCATTCTTGCAATACAGCAACTCCGTCATTTACAAGACCTTTTAGTCGTGCGACATTTTCTGGTGATAATTTCATAACTCTCCTGTGCTTTAGATACTTACTTAGCTATGTTGTTATTATAGCAGTTCGATTTGCGAAAGTCAATTAGCCTGGAGTGTTATATGCCTCGCTCACATCCGACTAATTCATATCGTGCAGAAGCTTTATTAAATATCACTGACCCTTGTTTGGCCAGAGCAAATGCAATACTCTCGGATTCGGCGCGCAGTTTATTATGTTCTCCTTCATTTTATCCAGTTGAAGGAAAATACAACTTTTATTAGGCTTTTAGACCCGGAACGACTCACCACAACCGCATTTGTCGCGTTCATTGGGGTTGTTGAAGCGAAATCCTTCGTTCAATCCCTCGCGGATGTAGTCCAGTTGCGTACCGTCGATATAGACCATGCTTTTCGGATCTACCAGTACCTTGACGCCGTGCTCTTCGAACACGACATCCTCGCCTAACATTTCGTCGACGTATTCGAGTGTGTAGGCCAGACCGGAACAGCCGGTCGTCTTGACACCCAGACGCACGCCCAGGCCCTTGCCACGTTTGGTGAGGTAACGGTTGACATGCCGTGCTGCGGCTTCTGAGAGCGTCAACGTCGTCATTTTAATGTTTCCATAAATTCGGCTAAGTCGCTTTCCCAAACCACTGTTAGTGTGTAACCCAGAGATTCCAGGTACGTGCCGGCTCTTCTGAGTTCTTTATTACAAATTTCATTATATATTACTCCCTGTTATTATTTATCAAATAAACTTTAACAGGGGTAATGTAGTGGCTTTACACCCTATACCAGGAGCTGATTACAAATTATTTTTGTTTTTGTAATCAGCGATAGCAGCCTTTAGGCTATCTTCTGCTAGTATAGAGCAATGGATTTTACTGGCGGGAGAGCCAACTCCTCTGCAATTTCACTATTTTTAATTTTGCTGGCTTTATCAAGGGTTAGCCCCTTGACCATCTCGGTGACTAGGCTGCTTGCTGCAAGAGCGCTGCCACATCCGTATGTTTTAAAACGAGCTTCAGTGATGATCTGTGTAATAGGATCGACTTTGATACTGAGTTGTAAAACATCCCCGCAAGCCGGGGCTCCCACAAGTCCCACTCCTACGTCGGGGTCATCTTTGGCAAATCTGCCAACGTTGCGTGGATTCTCAAAGTGATCCAAAACTTTATCTGAATATGCCATATATACCTCTGTTAATACTTACCTAGTCGTCAGACTGTTCCGGTACGACCACCCAACCTAGTTTCAATAAATCTTCGCGTATCTCATCGGTGACAACAGCTTCATTCACATACTGTCGTGAAATTCCGCTAGCCGGATCGACGCTGGCAACCAATTCGTCATCTTCACGAATACCGGAGCAATACCAGTCAATATAGTCGCCTTCTTCACGCATGTCTGCAACTATGCCACCAGCACCTCGCCAAGAACAGGACCACCGTTGATCCTTAAGTATGGGCCAAACTTCATTTTTAGTAAATTCTCTGTTGCACATGGCGGCATATAGATTCTGTGCATAGCTAGTCTGTGCTTTCACTTTTTCCACAATCCACTCGGTTGATCGTAGATCATGCTCCATATTATCAATCTTCCATTCAGCAGATGCTTCTCGAACCATCGCATCTGCATCCATTTTAGTATACATTTCGAGCATAGCAACCGTAACAGTATCTGTAATAGTTCCTGTCTTCTCTAATATATGCTTTATAGCAGAATCCCGTTGAAATGTGTTACGTTCTGGACTCTTAGATATTTTTGTCATTTTAATCTTTCAGTAATTTTACATATTTGATCGCGTCGGCATAATCGGACTCATCCATTAGATAGTCAAACTTACCTGCTAATACACCAGACAAAGTCTTTGGGTTGTCCAGGATATATCTAGCTCTAGCATGCCACGGTAGATGCACTGCAATGAATTGTGATGGCAGCACTTCGTCCTGGATAACAAACGGTGCATCCCAGTTTTTCTCAGGCACCTGAAATTCGATTGTGGGTATTTTCGTTGCGGAGCCGTAAAAGGGCTCCTCACCAGCCCATATAGCGCGCGGGCCTTCGATGCCCCTGGCTCTGGATAGTTGGATGCCTTCTCTTGCAACTTGATCAATCATGTCTCTGCTTGTTTGATGGTAAAGACGGACGTGACCTGGCTTTATTGGAGATGTGCCAGGCAGCGGTGGCAGGTCAGAGACAATTCCTCGCGTGATAACTTCATTTATCTTCATTATCTTCTTCCGAATGCATTACCAGATATTGGGTCATTAGTCCCTCTATACATTCTCGGATCATATCCATGTATTGGTGATAGCAACCCTATCTGTTGCTTGTAATCCGGTTCATCACCTGTGAATCTGTACATTTGATCTGGCATAACTCTCTTAAACCATTCGACAATAAGTGGCCTGACATCCATGTCTGGATTCGAATCCTCTAATGACAATAGTTGGTCATTAAATTCATCGTCCTCTATAATCTCCTGAATGTAGATAGGAGCAATGGCAGCAGGAATAGGCTTCATCATTAGTTCTTTAACTAAGTCGAAATCTTTGTGGGAAATTGGCAATTTATGTACTGCTTCTGAAATTTGTTTATTCTTGACTGGTTTAGTTATCAGAAATGTCCCGGACTGTTCATCTGCATCCCACTTCGGCAATAATCTGGAAATCATATGTCTGTACAATTTTTTTCTACTGGGCTCATTTGCTGAAAAAGATAATCCAGTAACATTAGGATAATGGTGTAGAAAATTCTTCATAATATCAACCACGGTGGAAAATACTGTAGACGAATTTCCTGTTCCTGTTACTCCGAAAACACCATATGGTGCACCTCGACGATTGGTATAACTTTCTGGCTTTACACGAAATTCCATTTCCCAAAAAGTCGGATCATTAGAATGTGCATGACCGGAAAACTGATATTCTATTTTGTCGATTCGGAATTTTGCAATAACTTCATTATCTGAAGTGTATTCCCATTCCCACTGGTTGCCACCTTGAAACAATTCTGTTAAGGATTTTGTGGGCCTATATCCGTATCTAACTGCACCGTACTCTAAGTCTTTCTTGTCGGCAGCGTGTGATGCTCGCCTCATATTAGAGTATGGCCCAGCTACCTTGTACCCTGTGCGTTTATCATATACTTCGTATTTCTCTGAAACTTCTTCTGCAACTGCATGAAATCTTGGAAGTTTACCCTTTAGTTCAAGGTAGTCATCGCGGAGTCTTGATTTTAGAAATTCTCTACCAGCAGCGCTCGTAGCCGGGCTCATGATTTTATCTACGTAAGAATCCATACGTTGTTGCAAGAGACCTATTTTACGGGCATCGCCTGGTGGCAGACTTCTGTCACTTGTGCCTTTCGGCAATAATATTTCTAAAATTTTCATATATGTATTTATCGGAAAAATGATAATACATAAATGAATTAAGGGGACAAGCCCCTTAATGTCACTCAATATTAGATATTGAATTCTTTAGCTACGCTTGCTGGGATAAGATCCAAGTTATATTCTTTGGAAATCTTGGCAAGAGCCGGGAGCATGAATACTCCGCCTGGTAATGCCATAAGAGTTGCGAATCTGGCTGTTACGCCTAATTCTGCTGCTGCTTTATTAGCTGCTGCTATTTCATTCGCAGTTGCATCGCCAGAAGATGCCTTTTTATATGTATCCCACATATCGGTGCTTTTCTTTGTTTCTGCAAGTATAACTGTCTTTGATTTCTCAAATGCTGCTTTAAATTCTTCTTGTGTTTTTGGAAACATTGAAAAATATTCAGTTACCGATTTTGTAAAGTCTTGTTGTTGTGTTTTTGCCATTTTAATTTTCTCCGTTAGTGCCATAATTGGCCACATGTTAAAACTGCCTCCCAATGAGCACAGTTTGCATCACAATGTATTTATCTGACGCATGCTGCATTGCAACATATTTAGACAATTATTGCAAGGCAGATTTTAGTGGCTCCACTTTAAACTTTACGAATATTCCTGTACACGAGATTTTTGATTTCTTTACTCAGAGTAGACGGCATGCTTTCCATGAATTTATCTTTCGAACCCGTAGTTGCATATAAACGAGTTTTGGATGAAGATACACCACTTACATCTGATTCATGTAATGTTCTTCTGCCAGATGAAATAATACTTAGTTTAGAACCCCACTGTTTAGCATACGGAGTCATTCTTTCTCTGAAGTTTGCTATTCTATCGGATCCAACGACAAAATAAATGTCGTCGTATTTTTCACATAATAACTCTAGTGCCTGGAATGGTGTTTTTATTGATATTTCAGAGGACATATTTACACCCTTGAATGCAGCTTCGCACACACGCCGTTTAAAATTCCATTCTAGTGGATCCGTGCCAGCTTTTTGTATCTGCGATAGATATATCATGTGGTCAGCAGATTTAATTTTTGCAATTTCCAAAACTTTAGAGACAAGTTTCTCGTGTCCCTTTGTCGGGGGATTCATTCTTCCAAAGGAAAAGACTATGCTGCTCATTGCTATATTATAGCAACTTCTCAATAATAGTCAAATTAGTCTTTTGACGATTTTTGAGGCTCGTCTTTATTTAAAGCTCGGGCCTGGGTCATCCGTGCATCATCTTTATTATCGAGTAATTTATTCACAGTCTGGTAACCTGTACCATAAGCAAGATACAGTGCAAACATTTCTACAGACATGGATCCCATAAATGCAATTTTCCACATAAACACTGTGGCCCCGAATGCAACTAGCATAGCAATAATCCTGGAGTGTGAGTATTTTCCCGTGGCATTGTCTCTACATGCTTCTTTTATTATTGTAGAAAACGATACACCCATCCTTGCAATTGATTTAAACATTCTGTGTCCTCGGTTAAGTATATTTATTTAAAATTAGGATATTTTTAAGTGGGCATATTTTAGTCGTGGAAAAGCCCCACGGATGGGGCTTTTATTAATCAAATGCTATTAAGCGATCTGGTATGTTACGATAACGCTGACCGAACGCAATACGTTACCAGTTGCAATATCATCCAATTGAGCCAACGATGTTGTTGTGTTTGCATATAGCAAATCACCAACTGCATATGAAGCTAATCCAGTACCGCCGTTGGCCAGAAGAATACCTGTTACCATTGTTGTTAGATTAACACCGCCAGCTGCAATTGCAGTACCAGTTGATGTTACTGGGCAAGTTAGGTCGGCGTTAGTTGTTACTGTACTTGCATTGCCAGTTGTCGAACCAGATGAACCAGCAATTGCTGCGTGACAGTTAATACAGCTAATGTACCGACACTTGTCAAACTAGATGCTGTTACGCCTTCTACCATTAAGATTCTTGCTGGTGTGCTCATAATATTGCTATAACTCCATAATTTTCTATTAAGCCGTCAATTTCAAGTTCACCAGTCACTATATATTGGTGTCTCGTAGAAACAACAAATGTTTCTGCAGTGGATACTAAATCTATAACTGTTGTATCAACGTGCTGTGTTGTGATTAGTGTGACCAACCCCTTAGCATTAACTGTGATTGTCGGGACAAGGTGGTCATCGCCATATACGCCGGGCGACAAATTTACTGTTGCTAACGTTGTCGGAATTGTGCCCGACCCTGTGCCTGCAACATCGCCGGTTAAGGTTGTTACACCACTTGATGTCGGTATCCAAGACAACGTGGTTCCGTCAGTTGTTAAAAGCTTACCTGCATTAGCAGTCTGCGATGGCATCAATGCATTTATTGCAGTGCCGGCAGTTGTTTGCCCAGTTCCGCCTTTTGCAATAGAAACTG